GTATTGATGTAATCAAATACAAGTATGTTGGTGACAACGAAAAAGATTACAATGGTAAACGCATGACTACATACTCTCAAGAGATACGGGAGATAAAAGATAAGATAGACGCATATCAAAAAAAGTTCTTTGAGGACAATGATATGGCTATGTCTTTTACTGTTCCAAAGAGTAGGCACTCATGCCATCAACGAGCTAGGCTTGTTTCATCAGATGAGTTGGCTGTGTTTGAGAAATACTTATCTGCACTAGAACGAGTGCGTCTCAAATGGCATAAGCATTACGAGGAGATGAAAGAAAAGTTTAAGGCATATGCAGAACTTATTCGTTCCTCCAAAACACTTGAAGCAGTAGAAGAAGTATGGACTGAGGCTTCCAATGTTCGACATAAGATTGTAGGTACAGGTACAGCTTTAGCTTTATCGTCTATATCTCAAAGTGTTATTCAACAAGATATGGAGGCAAGACAACTTGCCGATACTGTTGCTGTTGTTGTAACACCTAAAGAAAGTGTAGGTGTATAATGTGGTCTAATGAGTTTGATACTAATACTCATGAAAACTACGAGTATCGTTACAAGAATGCTGACCACCCAAAACATATCGACTTCACTATTTATGAAGTCATTTATATGTCGCATGATGCAGGAACTGCAGGAACGCATTGGTCTCTTGTCATAGAAAAAGATATAGGCAATGGTAGGACTAGGCGATACTATGGTATAGGTATTCATGTTAGGGAGTGGCTACGATTGTTCCATCGAGAAATGACTAGGGTACAAAGTGGGCAACCTCTTACCAGATATACTGCTGTAAGAGCTAGAGAACATTATTGGGTAGAGCCAGATATGTGCCTACCTACTATTGATTCTTCTCAATACACGGCAAGTCAAGATTCAAATCAAAAAAGAATGGTGGCTTGACATAAGCCACCTAATAAGGTATTATTATAATTAGTGGTAGGTATCCCCAGAATGCTGGAGTTATTTGCTGTACAGCGTCCTACCACTAATTATAAGTTTAAGTTTCCGTAAGGAGAGGGGTTTACTGACGAGTAAACTGATTGTGAAGAAAAGATAATCCCGTCACACTCCTTACGAAAGTTTAAGTTTCAGTAAATGAGCGTCATAATTAGGCTTTGTTAGTTAAGACATCGCTGACCATAGCTAGCGTATGGTTATAAACTCGGGATTTACTGATTTACAAGTCAAGGCTGCTTTTTTTCCTTGTGTTTGGCAGCCTTGACTTTTTTTTTGGTCTAGTGTATACCCCTCCTCATGAATTACTCACAACAATTATTAAAAAGAACAACTCAGATTTAATGTGGTATTGTTTCCATGCGTCTTGTTCTGCTAAAGGCAAACATCAAGAAGCTATGTCAATGGAACAGATTTATGAAACCGTAGTAAGGAAAGACAAAGAAAAAGAAAAAGAAAAAAATTTTGTAGTTCCCTCTAGTTTTATTTCTATACATTCAGAACCAAAGTGCATAGAATATTTACGAAAGAATAATTGTTTGAAAGTAAAAGAAAAAGGAAAAGCTAGCTTTATGTATGATGTAAAGCAACATAGGATTGTATTTTTAATAAAAGAAAAAGAAAAAGTAAAAGGTGCGATTGGTAGAGGTTTAAACTCATCTGTCTATCCAAAGTGGTACATCTATGGTGACAAGACTTATCCTTTTATATGTGGCGAAAAAGAAAAAGCAATTTTAGTAGAAGACTGTGCTAGTGCTTGTGCAGTATCACATTTATATTCTGGTGTTGCTTTGATGGGTACAAGTTTACCAGATAGTTTTATTCCTGTGATTAGAAAAAAATTTAAAGAAGTAATTGTTGCACTTGATAGAGATGCAACGACCAAGGCATTTGACATAAGCAATAAGTTAAGATATTATATGCCTACAAAAGTAAAGATACTTCAAGATGATTTGAAATATTTTAATGAACAACAAATAGAAAGTGTATTACAATGAAAGAAATAAAATTAGAAAAAGATACCATACATGTAGAAAAGAAAAACGTTTATGGTAATGAATTGATTTATCCTGTATGTCAACAAGCAAAAAGATTTGCTATATTAACAGGACAAAAGACTTTATCTGATGGTGCAATATTTCAGATTAAAAGATTAGGTTACTCTGTTAAAGAATATATAAATAGAGAACTATAATGAGACAGATGTTTCAGCAACAGTTTCGTGATTTGTTAGTTGATTTTTTGTATATGCATCTGAAAGAAAAAGTAAAAACAAAATCAAATCTAAAGAAAACAATAACCACATTTGAAGACATGTGGTTAGAAACTTTGAGAGAAAACAAAAAAAATGACAAACGAAAAGTTTGAGTGGCCAGACTATTATAATTATTCTAAACCAGAATTTTTAAATAAAAAAGAAAAGAAAAAGAAAGAGTGTATGATGTGTAATAAAGATTTTATGAGTGAGGGCAATCATAATCGCATATGTTGGTCTTGTAAAAATAGCGATGATTGGCGTCATGGAAATGATTATAGTTTTGTAAAATGATGTGGAAATTAATTGATTGCGGTACATATCCTTGGTTTGTTTTAGAAAAACAAAAATATTTTCATTGTGTATATGCATACAATGGAGAGTATAAAAAATTAAAATTAAAAAGAAAAGAAATGCCAATGTATATGATGTCTTGTAGAGCATATTTAGGATATTTAAGAACATGGCCACTTAGCACTGCCCCTTGTAGACTTGACAAAAAAAGTGCAAAGTTTTATATTAAGCATTGGAAAGATAAAACTAAAACAAAACTAATGAAAGAAATAACTAAACAATTGAAAGCGACTATAAATGGAAAAGGAGTTAATTAAATTACTATTAAATAAAAACTTTTATGATAAAAATAAAAGTAAATTATCAAAAGAGTTTTTTACCAATGGTACAGGTGCATTGTATGAAACAATACAAAGTGCACATCAAGATTCAGAACAAGATTTAAGTATTGGAGAAGTCTCTACTTTACATTTAGAGGTTTATAATCCTGCCCTTTCTAAAGCAGCAAGAGATAACTTTGATGTTCTAATTAATGAAATAAAAGATATTGCGTTACCAAATGAAAAGATAGCACAGAATATTATTCGCTCTTTATTTAAAAGAGGTGTGGCACAGCATGTGGCTCAAATAGCAACGGATATATATAATGGCAGTGACATTGATTTTAGTGAAATAAAAAAACATCTAGATGTAACTTTTGAAGAAGTAAATGAGTACGAGTATGTTACAGGTAATATTGATAACTTATTAGACCAATTAAAAGATAATACTAAATGGAAGTTTAATCTAGAGCCACTTCGTGACAAGGTAAATGGTGTTGGTGACGGCAATCTTGTAATTATTTTTGCACGACCAGAGGCAGGTAAAACTGCATTTTGGGTAAATTTAGTCTCGGGAGTTGACGGATTTGCATCACAAGGTGCTAAAGTTTGTGCACTTATTAACGAAGAGCCTGCAGTTCGTACACAAATGAGACTAATTAATGCACATACAGGCATGACATTTGATGAGATTAGGGCAGATAAAGCAGAAGCAAATAGAAAGTGGGCTGAAATAAGAAAAAATATTAAAATACTTGACACAGTTGATTGGTCTCTTGATGATGTAGATGAGTTTGTCCAAAAGGAAAAGCCAGATATTTTAGTTGTAGACCAATTAGATAAGGTAAATGTAAAAGGTTCTTTTGCACGAACAGATGAAAAACTTCGTGCTATTTACACAGGTGCAAGAGAAATTGCAAAGCGAAATAATTGTTGCGTTGTAGCAGTATCGCAAGCATCGGCAGATGGTCATGGTAAGTTTGATTTAACTTTTGACATGATGGAGGGTAGTAAGACAGGTAAGGCCGCAGAAGCTGATGTTATTATTGGTGTAGGGCATCGAGATAAACTAGATACAGATGAAAGGATTAGAAGTTTGGCTATAAGTAAAAATAAAATAACAGGATGGCATGGGCAATTAGTTTGTACCATTGTGCCAGAACTATCGAGGTATGATTTATGATAACTGTATTTGATGTTGAAACAAGTTTTCAAATAACAGAAGATGGTAAGAAAGACCCCTCGGCAAAAAATCCAAACAACTTTTTAGTATGCATGGGTATCAACGATGAGTATGTATTTTTTAGACATAACGAGTTCAAAGGTATTCCAAATAAAAAAATAGTGCAGGATATTTTAGATAAAACAAAATTACTTATCGGGCACAATATAAAGTTTGATTTATTATGGTTGTGGGAAGCAGGTTTTAAATATGATGGTAGAGTTTATGACACTATGATTGGCGAGTATGTTATGAACAAAGGTATCAAAAGAAGTTTAAAATTAAAACATTGTTGTGAATATCGGGGTGTTGTGCAAAAATCTGATTTGATTGAGCCTTATTTAGAAAAAAATATATCATTTGAACGTATACCAATTGGTCTTGTAGAAGAATATGGTAGACTAGATGTTAAGGCAACCAGGTCTTTGTATGAAGCACAGATGCTACAATTAAAAAAACCACAGCACAAACATTTAATTAACACATTAAAAACTATGTGTAGGTTTTTAGTTGTATTGGCAAAGATAGAAGACAATGGTATTTATATTGATATGAATACATTAAATAATTTACAACAAGAATTTGAAAATGAACATGCTAAACTTCGTGTTGAAATAGACGAGATTATTTACAATAGAATGGGTGACACTAAAATTAATCCTGCAAGCACAGAGCAATTATCTTGGTTAGTTTATGGTGTAAAAGTAAAAGATAAAAAATTATGGTCTAATACTTTTAATTTAGGCATTGACCCTGTCACTAAAAAGAAAAAGAAAAGACCTAGACTTACAGGCACACAACTAAAACAAATTTTTGCACGCCAATTAGAACCTGTACAAAAAACAAAAGCACGTCAATGTGAGACGTGCCTTGGTAAAGGTGTGATTAGAAAACTTAAAACAAATGGTCAGCCATATAAAAATTTAAGTAGATGTGCGGATTGTGATGCAAAAGGTTTTATTTATTCTAGTTTAAAAGACAAAGCAGGATTTGCTGCTAGCCCAGATTCTGCTATGGATGTTGCAGAGGGTGGGTTTAAAACAGATAAGAATACTTTAGAAAAGATGGCAAGACAAGGAGATGAATTTCTAAAAACATTTGTAGATAAAATTACAAGATACAACGCATTAGAAGTTTATTTAAATACATTTATTGATGGTATAAAGAAACACACATCAGATAAAAATTATTTATACCCTAGTTTTATGCAGACAGTTACAGCTACAGGCAGATTGTCTAGCCGTAATCCTAATTTTCAAAATCAACCAAGAGGTAATACTTTTCCTATTCGTAAAGCTATTGCATCTAGATTTGATGGCGGTAGTATTATGGAAATAGATTACGCACAATTAGAATTTAGAACTGCTGTTTTTCTCGCACAAGATAGACAGGGTATGAAAGATATTAAGAATGGCGTAGATGTTCATCAATACACTGCCGATATTATTGGCTGTTCAAGACAGAATGCAAAGGCACATACTTTTAAACCTTTGTATGGTGGTATGTCTGGTACAGAAAATGAAAAGAAATACTACTCTGCATTTCTAAAAAAGTATCCAGATATAAAAGCATGGCATGAAAAGTTACAAGATGATGCAGTTAGACGTAAGGTTGTTACACTACCAAGTGGCAGACAATATGCTTTTCCAAAAGCAGAAAGAATGCCTTGGGGTGGTTCTAGTTTCTCTACACAGATAAAAAATTATCCTGTGCAGGGATTTGCCACGGCTGATATTGTTCCTCTAGCTTGTATTAATATACAAGAATTACTAGAAGAAAACAATACGAAGAGCCTGCTTATAAATACAGTGCATGATTCCATAGTGGCTGATGTATATCCTGGAGAGGAGGGTGTTGTCGCTTCCTGCCTCGCCAACGGTTGTTTAAAGGTTGTACAAACAATGAAAGACATGTATGATATTGACTTCAATGTACCTCTTGATGTCGAAATCAAAGTAGGCTCTAATTGGCTAGAGACAAAAGTTTATGCTTGACAAATATGTCACAGATGCTACAGTGTAGTTTAAATTTAACCATGGAGGTAAAATGGTAAATGACTTAAAAGCATTTAACTCTTTAAGTAAAGAAGAGATAATGCAAATGACAGGCCAAGATGATGGCTCGATAATTAGTTCGGGTACACTGTCAAGGCTTACAATAAATAGGGCTGCTGAAGATGATGATGGTAATCAACTATCGGCAGGTGTCTATACAGTGTATGACGCCTCAATAGAGGATAGGGTATACAGTTTAAAGGATAAACCAATTCAGTTTAGACCCTTTATAAATAGTTATCAGTATATGGAATACGACCCAGACAGTAACAACTATTCATGCTCATCTGTGATATTTAAATCATGGAAAGAGGAACCAATAGATACTAAGGGTGGTCTTCGTTGTGGTAAGGTTATAGGCAAAGATAAAGAGCAACTTAGTGAAGCTGAAATAGATGCACAGCGTAACATTAAATGTTATCGTTTAGTGTATGGTTTGGTTTCATTTGAGGGAAAAACTCCAAAAGGAGAACCTGCTACTGTCGATGCCATGCCTGTACTGTTTCGTGTGACTGGCTCTAACTTTACTCCAATAGGAGAGGCTTTAAAAAGTTTAAAAGGTAGAGAGAGTCTTATGCAAAATCACTTGTTGAATTTAAAAACAACAAGAAAAAAAGCAGGTAGTAATGTCTATTATGTTTCCCAAATCTCTGTTGATAATAAAGAAATAGATTTTACACAAAAAGACTTAGAACATATGGATATGTTCCGTGCTCTCATTGAGGAAGAGAACGCTAGAGTATCTGAAAAATATCAAAATGCTGTAAAGAATAAGGAAAGCGATGCGGCATCTGCCAAAGTAATTAATGAAATGGAAGATGACCCCGAAATGGTGCTAGCTTCATAACTTGTCTAGTATTTTAAACAGAGTACAATTATTTTTAACGGAGGCCAATAAGGCCTCTGTTCCTATTTCTAGCACTATTGCAAATGAGTTTGGGGAAGCCTGTAAACAGGCATTTATAAAACAATTTTCAGAAGAGAGAGAAAAAGAATTTAGACCTCGTATGAGTTCTATTGGCAGACCCCTTTGTCAATTACAAATGGAAAAGATGGGTGCAAAAGCAGAAACTCCTGCTTATAATTCTAAGATGAGATTTATATTAGGGGATTTAATAGAAGCGTTAGCTGTGGCTATTCTTAAATCATCTGGTATTAAAATAGACAGCATGCAAGAAAAAGTAACGCATGCGTTTAAAAATGACTCAATAAACGGCACTTATGATGTAGAGATAATGGGTAAGATATGGGATATAAAAAGTGCATCCCCTTATTCGTTTCAATATAAATTTGGAGAAGACGCAGGCTATAGTTCTCTTGCTAAAAATGATAGTTTTGGCTACCTTGCACAAGGGTATTTGTATTCAAAAGCTACAGAAAAAGACTTTGGTGGTTGGATTGTTATTAATAAATCTACGGGAGAATGGTCAGTATTAGAGACGCCAATAAATAATGAAGAAGAGTCTAATAGAATATTAGAACAAGTAGAAAAAGATTTGCGTGCACTTAACAGTGACGAACCATTTAAAAGATTATTTGAAGATGAAGAAGAATACTTTAATAAAAAACCTACAGGTAATAAAATATTAGGTAAAGAGTGTACATTTTGTTCATATAAAAAAGCGTGTTGGGAAAATTTAGAATATTTACCACAACAACAATCAAAAGCTATTAGTCCAAAATATTATTGGTACACTAAAGTAGATAACAGGAGAGAAGAATATGACGACAGTTCGAAGTAGAAAAGCAAAAGGTAGAAGATTACAGAACTGGGTTCGTGATATGCTATTAAAAATATTTTCTAACAATGGATTTTTAGATGAGAATGATATTAAATGTGCTGTAATGGGAGAGACTGGTGCTGATATAAAATTATCTAACACTGCTAAAAAAATAATACCGTATTCTTTTGAGTGTAAAAACAAAGAGACATTTAAAGGTATTTATGATATAATAGACCAAGCAAAATCAAACTCTGATAAGAGAGAAATGCCAATTGGAATAATTAAAATGAATAAACAACAGCCTTTAGCTATACTAGATGCTGAACACTTTTTAAAAATGATAGGAAAATTATGAAAGAAAATGGTGAAGATAAAGAAGCTAGGATAATGATATCTGTGTACCCATCTGAAAAAGGATTTAGTTGCTCTCTTACCGAGCCTAATATACCGCCACTAACTAGTGATTACAGTATTGCATTAACAATAGCACATGGTATGGTTAGGTTAGCTTTAGATAATCCAGATTTAATATTTGACGCAGGGGTTGAGTCCCTGTCTAATCCACAACAAGATTTAGTTGCAGATTTAGTTGAAATGTTAGAAGAACGCAAAAAGAGGTTACATTGACAAAAACAAAAATAAAAGAAAATAAAAGTGATAATATAAAAGAATTACGAAAAAGTGATTTTTCTATAACTAAATTTGAAAAAGATTTATCGTATGGAAAGAAACACGAAAAAATGGTAATGAAATCTCTTGAGAAGTATGAATTAAAAACAGACAGAAGGGCACATAAAACAGGTAATGTTTATGTGGAGTTCCAATCAAGAGGTAAAGATAGCGGTATACGAACAAGTAAATCTAATACATGGATATTTAAAATTGTAAGTGCAAAAGACACACATTTGTTTTCTGTACACATACCCTTATCAAGACTAAAAAGATTAGTTAGTAAAGACTATAGGGTTGTGCCAGGAGGGGATAACCTAACATCAAAAGGATATTTAGTTCCAATAAAGGATTTAGTTACAATATGAAAACAAAAGAATTTTTGTCTAAAGCAAATGTCTTAGTTGAGGGAGACAGACAAAAAGATTATGGGGATAAGCTACATAATCATTCTAATATTGCAAAATTATGGTCGGCATATTTAGATATAGAAATAACTGCACATGATGTGGCAATATTAATGGCACTATTAAAAGTGGCTAGAACTAAACTTGGGCAAGTTAGTGATGATACTTATGTAGATATGTCTGCATATAGTGCTATTGCAGGAGAAATAAAATTTAGAACCGCTAAAAAGGAGAAAGGAAATGCATAATTATTTAATTACACAAGAACAAATAAATGAAATATTAAAATATTTATTTACTAAACCTTATGGAGAAGTTGCACAAGCTATTAGTTCGCTTACAAAACTTCCAAAATTAGACCCAAAAATAAATCCTACTTTTGTCAAAGAAGCAGACAAAAAAAATGACACCAAGTAAAGAAGCAATATTGTTCAGTACTGTGGTGTCAATAAATAATAATGGTAATTTAATTACAAGGCATGAGTCATTACCTGTAAAAGATGTTCAAGAAGAGCTAGGTGATGACTATTATGCTCATTTAATATCGGCTATAGTAAATCATTGTAAGGCAGATTCGCATTATTTTGATGAGCAATTACGCAATCTGTTGCGTAGCATTTGACATCAAGCCCATAGGTTCTTCTGTTTGTTGTGATTGTTCAATAACCCCTGTAGGGGCCATGGTATTCATTGCCATAGCATCTGACATAGGTGTTGGAACTGCAATTTCTTCTTGCTCTACTTGTTGTGTTTGTTGTTCCGTTGGTTGTATTTCTTCTAAAGGAGTCTCTGGAACTTTAGGCCCTTCTTGTTGCATTAAACCTGTAGTTAAAGGCTTTGTTTCTGATTTAGATTGCCCTGCCATACTTCCATATTCATCCATTAATTGACTAAAATTAACATCTCTCATTGCTTTTAATAAATCGTTTACAATCATAGGTCTTGATACATTACCTTCCATTGGAATTGTAGGTTGTGTTCTGACATTTTCTGTCATCATTTGTGTTATTAGTTGGTCTGTTACTGGTAATGCCATTTAAAACTCCAAGTTATATTGTATACTAAAATCATCTGCCCAATCTAAAGTTACCTTTGCTGTTTCTCCCACATCAAAATCTATACCTTTATTAAAATACGCTTCTGCAAGTATAAAAGATGCCCCTACAGTCTCTTGTAAAGACTCTGGTACAAATTCCATTATAGTATTAGCAACATTAGTTTTAAAATTATTATCTTGTAAACTTGTTTTTAAATCTGTAGGTTGTTCAACAATAGATGTTACTAAATTGTCAGAGGGTAAAGTTAAATTCATATCATACTCAAGACCAAAAACATTTGTAGGTTTACTTTCTGATTTCATAAGACCTTTTGACTTAGGTCTATCATCTCTTTCTGGGTCTTTACCAGGTGCTATTATTTGAATCTCTTTCTTTTTTTCATCTGGTTTAGGCTTTGGTTTAGGAACAATAGTGTTAGACTGGTTGTTACTATTACTTTTGTTTCTAAATTGTTCTTGAATTTCTCTAGCTTTTTTACCTTTATCATCAGATGTAGTTGCACCAGATAAACTTTTTATACCCGCAGACTTCATAGATTGTGCAGCTTGTTTATATGCACTAGTATCTGGTTTACTACTAGATTGTCCTAAACCTTTTGTTGTCCCATGATAACCACCGTGTGGCATACTATCCTCCTAATGGATTTTTACTATTTAACTTTATTTCTTCTATCTCTGCATCTTGTACTTCATTTTCTTTTGACAAGATTGCTATAGTTTTTTCTATACCTGTAAGTATTTCATAGATAGGTGCTAACTCTACAGGGTCTGGTATATTAAGCATAGCTATTTGTTCTTTTACTTTGCCTATTTCTTTAAATACCACTGTTAAATCTGTGGGTAGTATTTTATCATCTACCTTTTTAATTCTATCAATTAAATCTACTTTATATTCGTTTGCATATAATAAAGCGTCATCAATCTTTGCTTCTAACTCTTTATCTTTTTCTTTTAATGGTTTTAAATTTACTGGAGGCGTAGCTTCAATGGCGTCAAGCCTTGAATTAAACTGGCCCCAAGTGTAAAAACCACCACCAATAGCACCAATAACTCCAAGCAGTGCTGCATATGTACTAAGTTTTTCAATTATTTTCATTCTTCATAGCCTCCAATTCTAATTTTAATCTATTAGTTTTGTTTTGTGCTTTCTGTAATTGTACACTATGTACTTCTACAGGGTCGTTTTGTGTGTAACTTGCAAGAGTTACGTTACTATAAATATCTTTGTTATAGACGCCTAGGTCTATTTGATTAAATAAATCTATACTTTGGTCTGTGTATATATCTTTTGATTTATAAAATTGTGTTTTATTATAGGCGTCTAAAGTATTATTCTTAAAAAATAAATCCTCTTTTGTTAAGTTTTGAGTTGTTTCTTTTGTTACTTTAGCTATTTGTTTTGCTATTGCTTTTAAATTCTTTTTTAATTTTGTTTCTACCTTTGCAACATCTGTAGCAATCCTGTCTTTGGTGTCCACTTCTTCCGACTGTATATCTTCTTGCTCTCCACTATCTTCTGTTGATACTTCGGAGTCCTCAGATTCTGTGCTATCGGGTTCTTCTTCTGTTGTTGTTTTATTTGTTGCAACTTCTTTTTCCTCTTCTACTGGTTCTGACTCAGTAACTTCTTCCACTGTCTCTGTTTCATTTTCTTCAATCTCTGAAACGCTTTCTTCCTCCGTTGAGATATCTTCCAGTGGTTCCTCAAACTCTTCAAAAGATTCTTCAGTAAGTTCATCATTGAACTCCTCCTCAGTTATCTCTTCAAAAAATTCTTCAGCAGTTATGCCTTCGTCTTCAAGAAACTCCATGAACTCTTCTTCCATGCCAGTCTCCTCTAAAAATTCAGTAAAATCCTCCTCAAATTCTTCTGTAAATATTTCTTCTGTTACCATTATTGGTTCAGAAAACTCTTCTTCAAAAAATACCATTTCTATTTCTGGCATTTCTTCAAAAACCTCCATATCAAATTCTTCTATTGGAGGTAATTCATCTATGTATATTTCTTCAAAAGTAAAAGTATCATCAAATGTAAAATCATCTTCAATAATTACATACTCTTCTTCAAAGTATATATCATCTGTATTCCAATCAAAATCATCTGGTATATTTTCTACAATATCTTCAATATCATCTATAGCGTCTTGTGTTTCTTCATTTATAGGCGGTGTATAACTATAAGTAACGCCTAATGTAACATTATCTACATCTGGCCCACGATGAGAATCATCATAAGCTGTGCCCGCAGTTTCGTTAAATAACTCTGCTCTAATTGTAATATCTGTTTGTGTATTAGAACCTTGAA